TGCTACCAATGTTCTACTTGTTACCAGACCTTGGATGGGTACTCAATCAGCATTGCATAGTGATGGTACTTTAATTACTAAGGTAGATGGAGCATATAACATTGTAGACAGTACTGTTAACTTCTACACTGCTCCTGTTGGATTAACTCCATTATCAACCACTACAAATGAACCAGATGAAAGAGACTTTGTTGGTATAGCAACTCACTCAACTTTCAATGCAAGATCATTCATGAGATCTGGTATTACTGGTAGTGCTGATGAACCATATGCTGGTAACTACATTTTTGATGATATTTCTTCTAATTTCACTGGACTAACAACTGAGTTTACTCTTAAATCTGATGGAAGTGATATAGCAGGATTCTCTACAAACAATGCTCTTATACTAGTCAACCAAATCCCTCAAGGACCACAGAGATATACTGGTGGTGTTGCTGTTGCTGGTGATTACACTCTCATTGAAGGCAGTGTGGGAATTACTAGTATTCAGTTTACAGGATCTATTTCATCAGTAGCATCTGATCCAAATAGTTCAAATGTTCCTCTTGGTGGTGTTATTGTTTCTGTTGGATCTACAGAAGGTTTAGGTTATCAACCATTGGTTGCTGCAGGTGGTACTGCTGTTGTTTCTGGATTAGGCACTATTAGTTCTGTAAGTATAGGAAATAGTGGATCTGGATATAGAACAGGTATTCAAACTGTTGTTAATGTAGGCGTTCAAACATTAAGCACTGGAGCACCTAATATTGAGTTTATTGGTACTGCTGCTATCAGTGGTGGTAATATTGTAAGTGTTGCTATTACTAATCCTGGTACTGGTTATACATCTACTAATCCTCCATTGGTTGTCATAGATGAACCATTATCTTATAGCAATATGCCTCTATTCTACTCTTCAAATCAATCTGGAGTAGGATCAGAAGCAAGATCAAACGTAGTTGTTGGTCTAGGTGGTAGTGTTATTGATTTTGAGATTACTAATCAAGGATATGGTTATGGTGAAACTCAAAAGTTAACCATAGGTGTTGGTGGTACTGTAGGTATTCCAACTGCAGGTGCTACTGAATTTAGAGAATTCCAACTCACAGTCAATGAAACTGTAAGTGATAGTTTTGCTGGATGGACAGTTGGAGACTTCCAAGTTCTAGACCCTCTAGATGCATTGTTTGATGGAAAGACAATTTCCTTTGCATTGAACCTAAATGGCACTCAACAAACTATTCAATCCAAACCTGGTTCAAATATAGATGTTGAAGTTCTATTATTAGTATTCATTAATGATATTCTTCAAGAACCTGATGTTGGTTATACATTTAAGGGTGGTAGTTTTATAACCTTTAAGGAAGCTCCAAAAGAAGGAGATACTTCTAAGATTCTATTCTATAGAGGAACTGGTTCTGTTGATGTTACTAGTGTTGATATTTTAGAAACAGTTAAGACTGGTGATGAATTAAAGTTATATGACCAATCTATTGGTTTGGAAGAGAATAAGAGAACAGTAACTATTATTAATTCTTCTGATAGTGTTGATACAAACATCTATACTGGACCTGGCATTACTACCAATGAAACTTTCCAAAGATCTGTTAATTGGTCTAGACAAACTGAAGATAAATTTATTGATGGTGAGGCTATTACTAAGGATAGACCTCATTATGAACCATTAATATATCCTAATACAAATATTATACAATCTGTAGGTGTTGGATCTACTGTCATATTTGTTTCTAATGTAAGAACTTTCTTTGATAGTTCTAAAGAGAATTATTCTAATCAGGATGACATTAGAATTATTTCTCAGGATAGTATAGTGGGAGCATCTGCCACTGCATTTGTTTCCGTTGGTGGAACTATAACTTCATTTGATATTACAAATCCTGGTGTAGGATATACCATAGCACCTACAGTATCAATTACTACTCCTATTGGATTAACTACTTCTCAAGGTGCTAGAGCAACTGCTACTATAAGTGGTGTGGGAACTGTGAATGCTATAACAGTTTCTTATGGAGGAACCACTAGTGGATTTGCTTACACTAGCACTGCTGCTCCTTCAGTGCTTATTGGAGAACCTAAATTGGTAACTTCAATTGAAACTATTGAAAATGTATCATATTCAGGTGATTTTGGAATTATATCTGGTATATCTACAACATCTGTTGGTGTAGCATCTACTGGTATTGTATTTGATTTACTCCTTCCAAAGGATTCATTATTCAGAAATGCTGCTACTGTAGGAACTGCTATTACTGTAAGTGGAATTTCAACTGGATATTACTTTACAGTCTTTAATTCTAATGTGGGTGCTTCAGTAACTTCTCTATATCAAGATGGTACTGTAGTTGGTATAGGAACATCCTTCTTAGATAATGTATATGAGGTTGCTCAAGTTTCTATTGCTCAAACTATGGGTATAGGAATTGGATTAACCTATGTTGCACAAGTAACAGTCAGTGTTCAAGATTATAATGGATTGACTGGACTGGGACATAGTGAGTTCTTTGGTGAATATAGTTGGGGGAGAATACAGACTGATCCTAGAGGGTCAGCAAGAGTATTCACTTCTTATGCTGGTGATTCTACTGGATTAAGTGGTATATCTAGTTCTCCAATAATTGAAAGGGTTAATCCTTTAAGATACGTAAATTATAACACATAAATAACTAAAAAATTGTAAAAATGTCAGCCATTATAACTGATCAACTTAGAATATTAAATGCTGAGAATTTTGTCTCAGCAGCAACTTCTACTGCTAACTCATATTATTCTTTTGTTGGTTTGCCTAATGCTACTAACTATTCTTCTACGTGGGATGCCAATCCTCCTTCTCCTAAGGATAGTTTTGATCAAGAAAATGATTATTGGGATACTATGGTAGCATTGAAGAAAGTAACTTCTTCAGATATACGTAGAATGGTGAATAAAAATACATGGACATCAGGTATAACTTATGACATGTATAGGGGAGATATTAGTAGAACAAATTTAGCACAACCATCTGGTTCAACTAATTTATATTCTGCTAAATTTTATGTTGTCAATGAAGACTTTAAGGTTTATATTTGCTTACAAAATGGTACAGATCCAGAAAATACTACAGGAAGACCCTCACTAGACCAACCTACATTTACAGACTTAGAACCTAAAGCAGCAGGTGATAGTGGAGATGGTTATATATGGAAATATCTTTATACTATTAAACCAGGTGATATATCTAAGTTTGATTCAACTAACTTTATACCAGTTCCTAATGACTGGAGCACTAGCACAGACAATGCTGCTGTAAGAGATAATGCATCTAGTAGTGGTCAATTAAAAATTGCTACTATTATTAATAGGGGATCTGGTATAGGTACTGCTAATAGAACTTATACTGGTGTTCCTATTTCTGGGGATGGGTCTGGTGCTGAAGCAACCATAGTTATCAACAATGATGCTAAAGTAGAATCTATTAATATTGCAAAAGGTGGATCTGGATATACATATGGAACTATTGACTTAGTTGCTGGTGGAGTTCCTGTGGGAACCACCACTCCAGTTTTTAACGTTATTATTCCACCTCAAGGTGGACATGGATCAGATGTTTATAGAGAACTAGGAGCTAGCAATGTTTTAGTTTATTCTAAAATTGAAAATGATACAGAAAATCCTGATTTCATAACAGGGAACCAAATTGCTAGAATAGGTATAGTAGAGAATCCAAAAGCATATGATTCAACTGCAAATTTATCTTTATCTAAAGCTAGTGCTTTATACGCATTAAAACTTATTGGAGCAGGTTATACAACTGCTACCTTTAACTTGGATGGTCAAGTTACTCAAACTGTAGGTGTGGGATCTACTGCTGTAGGTAGAGTGGTTTCTTATGACCAAACTACAGGTGTTTTAAAATATTGGCAAGATAAGAGTTTGGTTGGATTTAATAGTGATGGATCTTTAAAAACAGATCCAACATATGGATTATCATTACATTCATTTACAGCAAATCCAACTACTGGAGGAAATGTAAATATTGCTAGTAATGAAGGTACTTTAGGAATAGATACTAATTTTGGAACAGCATCAAGTCCTGGTATAAGTACCATAATAAATAATAGAACATATTACCTTGGACAGAGTTTTAATCAAGGAGTTTCTAACCCTGAAGTTAAAAAATACTCTGGAGATATAATATATGTTGATAATAGACCTTCTATTACTAGGTCTGCCAATCAAAGAGAAGATATCAAAGTCATTTTGCAATTCTAAAGAATCATGCCTCAGGAAACCAATTTAAACGTCGCTCCTTATTTTGACGATTTTGATACAACTAATAATTATTGCAAAATATTATTTAAACCTGGATTGCCAGTACAGGCGAGAGAATTAACAGGAATTCAATCTGTTCTTCAGGATCAGATTGAAAAGTTTGGTCAACATATTTTTAAAGATGGTGCTTCTGTAACTGGAGGTGGAGTTAGATATAATGGTGGATATACTTCTATTAGAATTCAAAGATCTAATGAAGGAATAGATGTACGTAGTTATCTTGATAGATTGATAGGTCAAGTAGTAATAGGTAGTGAATCAGGGGTAAAAGCTAAAATAAAATCATTTATTACCACATCTTTAAATTCAACTTGGTATGTTGTATTTGTTTCATATTTAAACACTGGCGGTGAAGATAATGAAGTATTTACATCTGGAGAAAGTTTATTATTAGATAATAACGTAGTTAGTACAAAGGGTGGAACAACTTTTCAACCAGGAGAACCTGTTGCCCAATTATCTAATGGAGCGTGTTCATTTACTGGATCTGCTGCAGTCCTATCTGAAGGTATATACTTTGTAAGAGGATATTTTATAGATGTAAAAGAACAAACTATAATTTTAGATCCTTATAGTAGTGAACCAAGTTTTAAGGTTGGATTAAAAATTAGAGAAAATATTATTACTTCTGATATAGATGAAAGTTTGACAGATAATGCATCTGGATTTAATAATTATACTGCGCCTGGTGCTGATAGATTAAATATTAATGTTCAGTTAGTAGCAATAGAACCAACTGAATCAAAACCATCTAACTTCATAGAATTAATGGAAGTTAGAAGGGGTCAATTGATTTTTGTACGTGATGAAACTGATTATAATGAATTAGCAAATGAACTAGCTAGAAGAACTTTTGATGAATCTGGTAATTATTATACCAAACCATTTTCACTTACTACTAAAAATACTTTAAATGATTATGAAGGAAATAATGGAATTTTTAATGCTAATCAAACAACTTATAACAATAATACTCCCAGTGATGATCTAGGAACATATAAATTATCTCCAGGAAAAGCTTATGTTGAAGGATTTGAAGTAGAAACCATAACTCCTACTTTTTTAGATTTTGAAAAACCAAGAACTACAAAACTATTAGAAGATCAGAGTATTAATTATGTTACTGGTCCTACATTTACTTTAAATAGAGTTAGTGGTTCTCCTATCATAGGAATAGGAACTGATTATAC